AATGTAATAGGCGGCGCAGGGCCAACGGGTGGCGCTGTAAATTTGCGCGGCGGTAACTCATCCTCTGGCAATGGTGGAGCTGCAACAGTTCAGGGCGGAGCCGGAACCATAACAGGCGGCGCGGCGATTCTTGCTGGCGCAACCGCCCCAACGGGAGGTGCGGTTAGCATAAACAGCGGGCAAGGGACCGTCGCTGGAAGCGGCAATATTGGTATTCTAACGTCAACAGGCGCAACAACTTCAGGGCAAATACAACTTGCAACAGGCACGGCAAGCGCTGGCAATTCCGGCGCTTTGCTTTTAAGCACAGGAAATGCGTCCGCTGGTTCTGGGTCTGTAACGCTTGGCACAGGCAACGGCGCCACAGCTGGGACTGTCTCAATCTCAGCAGGATCCCGCTCTACAGTGGGATCTGGGGCGTCCGTATCGATTACGGCCGGATCCGGTTCTGTCTCTGGTGTTAATGGTGGGTCGTCTTTTATTAACGGTGGGGCTGGCAACGGTGCAGCAGGCGGCGATGCTTATTTGCAAGGTGGCAATGGTGCGGCGACTTTTAGCGGGGGACGCGTTTATATAAGAGGAGGCACTTGCTCGTCTGGAACTGGTGGCGCAATTGACATGCGAGCCGCTAACGGCCTTGTTGGCGGAATAGTCGATATAGCAACCGGCGGGGGGACGGCTGGAGCGTCTGGGCAAATGCAAGTTTTCACGTCGTCGGCAGTTGGCGGAAACTCTGGCGGGATGTTCTTTTCGACCGGAACATCGACAACTAACAATTCGGGGTCAATGACTTTTTCTACCGGCACAGCTGCAAGCGGAACGGTTGGTCGGTTTGAGTTCAGCCCTGGCGGAATAACGCGCTTTAATATCCAATCTACAGGCGCTTACTTTGGCTCTTCGACAGCGGCGTCGGCAAAAATACACATTGCCGCAGGAACGGCGACCGCCGGAACAGGTCCCTTAAAGCTCACCTCTGGAGTGTTGCTAACCACGCCAGAGAGCGGCCTAGTGGAAATGGACGCCAATTATTTCTATCTAACCAATGGAAGCACTCGCCGCAGAATTGCAAGCATAGAAAAGAGATCGACCACCGTATCAACTACAAGCTCATTAACCGTTGCAGCCGACACAACAGATCTGGCATCGGTTACTGCATTGTCGGGAGCAATAACCGTAGCCGCCCCAACAGGTACGCTAATTTCAGGGCAAGAGCTGACAATCAGGATTAGAGACAACGGCACGTCTCGCACGATTACTTGGGACGCCATTTTTGCCGCTTCTCAGCAAATGACATTGCCAGCGGCAACGACTGTTGGTGTCACCACTGTCATTAGATTCATGTATGATTCGTCAACGTCAAAATTTGAGGCTTTCTAGATGGCAATTAAATGCTCTTACTACTCTTCGCAATTTGGGACCACGTTCCCTGATGCTTATCATGCAATTGATACGGTCACATTCAGGCGAAATGAGGCAGGGGATGTGATGGCCTACATTGGGGTTTCTATATACGCGCAGGCTCCTGTTTCGGGAGGCATGCAGCCAATAGGCGGGGAGCTTTGCACTTTCCCAATGTCTGCCTTTGATGCGGTAGCTAGCGGGAGCGCAATAAGCAGGAGTTACCAGCTTTTGATCGGCCTGCCAGAATACTCAGGCGGGATACATGTCGATGCAAATGGCGATCCGACTTAAAATCAAGGGGTTGAGATGACAAAGGCAAAGCAAAAACAAGAGCGCCTAACTGATGGGTTTGTAAACCTAACCGCAAAGATGGGATTAGGAGCCGAAAACCTATTGTCTCAAGGTACGTATGCTCCCACCTTGCTGACAAGGGACAGGATCAAGCTTGAAAACATGTACCGAACCTCATGGGTGGTCGGCGTTGTCGTCGATGCGATAGCAGAGGACATGACTAGGGCAGGTATAAGCATTGACAGCGAAGACAAGCCAGAAGATATAAAAAAGATTCAATCCGCGTTTGTTCGCCTTGGGGTTTGGAGCAAATTGCAGGATTGCATCAAGTGGGGTCGGTTATATGGCGGGGCTGTTGCCTACATAGACATTGCCGGCCAAGATTCAGCAGAAGAATTAAGAACAGCAACAATAAAAAAAGGCCAGTTTGTCGGGCTTAGGGTTTATGATAGATGGCACGTTGCGCCTATTCTAAGCAGCCTAATACCAACAGGGCCGAATGCTGGGCTTCCTGAATTATATGCTGTGTATAATATCGGATCTGAGTCGATGAAGCGGGGCGAGCCAGTCCTAAAAATTCACCATAGCCGGTTAATTAGGCAGGTTGGAATTCAACTACCAGCGTTCCAAGCGGCTCAAGAAGAGTATTGGGGTGAAAGCGTTGTAGAAAGAATGCTTGATCGACTAATATCTTTTGATACAGCAACGGCTGGCGCGGCCAACTTAATTCAGAAAGCATATTTACGCACGGTTAAAATAAACAAATTAAGAGAGATTCTATCTGCCGGTGGCAAGCCAGAAGAGAACTTATTAAAGATGTTTGGCCACATGCGCTTGCTGCAAACTTCGGAAGGGTTAACTCTCCTAGACAAGGAAGATGAATTTTCAGCAGGGTCTTATACTTTTACAGGTCTACCAGAGGTCATATTGCAGTTCGGTCAACAGATATCGGGCGCGTCGGGCATCCCTCTTGTCAAGTTTTTCGGGCAGTCTCCCGTCGGGATGAATGCCACAGGCGAGTCAGATCTACGTCTCTATTATGACAATATCAACTCAAAGCAAGAGGCAAATTTACGTGAGGGTATCGATCGTCTTTTGGCTGTTGTGTATCGGTCAACCCTTGGCAGAGACAAGCCGGAATCGGCTGATTTTGATTTTGTGCCATTGTGGCAAACTAGTCAGGCAGAGAAGGTATCAATTGCAAAATCAATCACAGAATCCATCACAATGGCATTTGAAAAGGGTGTCATTGGTGAGCCAACAGCCCTGAAAGAATTGAAGCAGGCAAGCGATTACTCAGGAGTATTTAGCAACATCACGTCAGAGGAGATCGACGCGGCGTCTGAGAAAGAGCCGCCAATTCCAGAGGGGATGGATGAGCCGGTAGCAATAGAGCTTGGGGGCGATGAGCCAGAAGGCGAGCAGCCAGAAAAAAACGGGGCGTTCGATCGGATAAAACGGCTAATTGGGCGTGGCTAAAAAGTTCACCCCGCCTAAAAATATAGAGAAAAAATACGGCGCTTCGCTTCGTAGGGTTGCAAAGAATGTCGGCGATATTGTGGAGCCGCACATTGTGAACGGGAGAATTCAAGATCCAGATAAGATGAAAGCCTCACTTGCTGCATATTCAAGCCTACTGGGGCCGTGGGCTGAAAAGGTTGCGGCTGATATGTTGCGAGGGGTTTCGTTAAGACTGAGGTCCGACTTTATAGCAGCATCAAAATCAGTTGGGTTAGAGCTTAGAAATCTGATATCCGATTCCGGAATTGGGCAAGTGGCGCGGCAGCTCCAGGAAAGGCAGGTGCAGTTGATTCGGTCTTTGCCATTAGAGGCGGGGATTAGAGCGCAAAAAATATCAATGGATGCTGTAATCACTGGCATGAGGGCGGAAGAATCAGCGGCCAAGCTATTGGAGACAGAGGCGGTTACCGCGGCTAGAGCTACGCTAATCGCAAGAACAGAAACGGCAAAGGCAACGTCGGCAATTACCCAGGCTCGGGCGCAATCAATAGGATCCGATACATATATCTGGCGAACCGCAGCGGACGGAGATGTAAGGGAAAGCCACGCGGAGATGGAGGGGACTGTCTGCAACTTCAGTAGCCCGCCAACTTTATCGGATGGCGAGTCGCACAACCCAGGGGAAATATATAATTGCCGGTGCTATGCAGAGGTAATATTTGGTTCTGGGCGATAGGTTGCCATTCTTTTCAATTCGCACGATACTTGCACCACAAAAAACAAGGGCCATTCAGTTGAAAGATGTATTTTATACAGTGTCTCAATTGTCAGACAGAATAAGCGAAACGCCAGAAGGGTTTTTGGTGTGTGAGGACGTGCCGATTCTTAGGGCTGGAGATATGGAGTATCGGCCAGACGAGACGACCATCACTGCGGGCGATGGTCCGACTATTTTGAGTAGGACGATTGCTGAAATACACAGGCCGGAAACTCTAAAAAGTTTCGAGGGAAAGCCGATCACGATGCTGCACCCAAGCGATGATGGAGGCTCGGTATTTGTTACCCCTGAAAACTGGAAAGAGCATTCAGTAGGTATTGCTC